TGATTGGTATGCCTAAAGAAACATACTTGAAGAAAGTTGAATCTCTACGTGAGAAAACTAAAGGCAAGCTAATCATCAAAGAATATCCAACTGCTAGTGCAAACGTAAATCACTTCAATCATTTGTTGAATGAGTTGAAATTGAAACGACAATTTATTCCTGATATCATTTACATTGACTATCTGAACATTTGTTCTTCCGCACGTATGAAGATGGGTTCTTCTATTAACTCTTACACATACATTAAAGCGATTGCAGAAGAATTGCGTGGGCTTGCAGTTGAACATAAAGTGCCTGTCGTATCAGCCACACAAACAACGAGAAGTGGTTTCACAAACTCAGACGTTGGTCTTGAAGATACTTCAGAATCGTTTGGTCTGCCAGCAACAGCAGACTTAATGTTTGCTTTGATTTCAACCGATGAACTTGCAGACTTAAATCAGATCATGGTCAAGCAGTTAAAGAATCGTTACAGCGATCCAACAACAAACAAACGTTTTGTAATTGGTGTTGACAGAGCAAAAATGAAACTATATGATGCAGAAGAGTCAGCACAAACTAACATTTCCGATAGTGGGCAGATTGAAGATGACAAGCCCGTATTTGATAAGTCTGGATTCGGCAAACGAATGCAGAAAAACCGAGATTTTGGCAATCTAAAGGTTTAATTTCACATTGTGAAATATATCCCCTTCCCTAAATATCCCTTGACAAGATACCATAACTGTACTATAATAGATATTGTTAAGAAAAGGATACGACATGAAACTCATTCTCAGGGCAAAAGGGGTAACCTTGACACCGAAAGAAAGAAAGATTTTAAAGTTGGCTACGCATTTTTATGCTAGTCGTCTGATGAGTGAACGATTGTCGGATTCGTTAGAAATTGATATAAACATCATAAAAGATTTTTACAAGAAAAGTAAAGTGCTTGGCGAAGCATTTGCTAAAGATGATTGTCTTGGATTGCCTAGCAACAAAAAATTTGTAATTAATCTTGAATGGAGTAAACTTGGCAAGCGTGTTTTACAATGCCTTGCACATGAGATGGTTCACGTAAAGCAATACGCTAAAGGTGAATTAAAATTCCATGAAAAAGGAAACATGGTAACGTTCCAACGAGAACAATACCAAGGCGATGAATATTGGGAATCACTATGGGAGATTGAAGCATATGGACGTGAAGTCGGACTCTATCAAAAATTTAGACCTACCTTTAAACTACTTAAAAAAGAAATTTGAAATGATAAAAGTTACAGAATGGTATAATTGGATTGTNCGTCAGTTTGGAGAAATCTGCGGTTGGATTGGATTGATTCTAATCCATGGTTCTACAGTACCCGTAACGTACTTAGCAATTCAAGGTCAGCCAACTGTATTGCCGCCATTAAGTATGGTTGTACTCATTTGGTCAGGGCTGTTGCTATTCTTTATTCGGTCTGCTATAATGAAAGATAAACTATACATGCTTTCAAACGGCATTGGATTTTTCTTTCAAAGTATTATGTTAGCATTCTTGGTGTTCAAATGATGAGTGTCAATAGAATTGCAGAATACAATACTGAGATGTATCGTAACATGCAAATTAAAAATACAGAACGCAGGCTTGATGAGTTACGGCTAGAAGAACGTAGAAATAAACAAATACGTGAAGTGTCAGAACAAGCACGAATTGAAATGAATATTAGAATGAATCGTCCTGGACAAAATGTAGATAAACTATGCTGATTTACACATATCAAAAATCAAAAAAGAAAAAAACTCCTGCAAAGAAAGTTGCAGAGTATCAACAATGGCTGAATAACTTGCCAACAACTTCATTTTCTAAAGGTTTCAAAAAGCCTAAGACAGTAGAAGCATACACGCCCCCAAAAGCAAACATTCGTGAAACTGTAAAGTATCCCAGTTTAGCTACATTTGGCGACAGTTGTACTAAGCCTGTTTATGGCAAAGTTTACACTGGTGACAAAATGATTGGTATCGGCACGTTACACAAAAGCAATGCAGTTCCTATTTTCTCTGATGATGACGCAAAAGATCAAGCATTGATGCGAAGATAATTATAAATAGGTCTATAGCAACGACAGACCTATTATGTTTAAATTTAAAGAATATCTTATTGAGAAGAAAAACACTCACATGGAACATGCGGAAGACGATGTTCTNAATGGTGGTGTTGANGGNACTAGAGATAGCATAAACGCACTCAGAGCGGTGCGTGANATGCTTGCTGGACANTCCAAAAGCAAAGTTGACATTTCAGTCAAGTGGGATGGTGCGCCAGCAGTCTTTGCAGGACAAGACCCAACAGACGGCAAATTCTTTGTTGCGAAGAAGGGTGTCTTCAATAAAAATCCCAAAGTATACAAAACNCCAGCAGAAGTTGATGCGGACACATCTGGCGACTTAGCAGACAAACTCAAAGCATGTTTGATGTATTTGCCTAAGATCAACATCAAAGGTGTTATTCAAGGCGACTTGCTGTTTACACAAGCAGACTTAAAGACAGAAACAATTGAAGGTGAATTGTATGTTACGTTTCACCCAAATACATTGGTGTATGCAGTACCGTCAGAAACTGAACTTGCTAAACAAATACAAAAAGCAAAGATAGGCATTGTCTGGCATACAATTTACGAAGGTGATACGTTTGAATCAATGTCGGCAGTCTTTGGCAAAGACATTCTAAGCACACTCACAAAGACACCAAACGTTTGGATGACAAGTGCAGTCTATCACGATGTGTCTGGTAAAGCTACGTTGACACAAGCAGAGAGTGACGAAGTGACAGCAATTCTATCTGATGCTGGAAAGATATTTCAAAAGCTAGATGCGCCTACGCTGAACTACATCAATACAGACGAAGACTTGATTGAAAGAATCAAGACATTCAACAATTCAAAAGTACGTCAACAATTGAAAATCACTAACGTCAAAGCGCACGTTAAAGAATTGATTACATACATAGAAGATTACTACGAGAAACAAGCAGAGGGCAAAGGTGAACGTGGTCGTGCCACTCAGATGCTAAAGAAAAGTAAAGTACTTAAATTCTTTTCACCAAAAAACAAATCCCACTTAGAAGACATTTTCACAATGATGAATCTCTTAGCAGAAGCTAAGTTGATTTTAATTAAGAAGATGGATGAAGTCAAGACGTTGAATACTTTCTTGTTGACTAAGAAAGGTTACGAAGTGACTGGTGTTGAGGGTTATGTTGCAATTGACAAGATTAAAGGCAATGCAGTCAAGTTAGTTGACAGAATGCAATTCAGCTACGCTAACTTCTCACCTGATATCATTAAAGGTTGGCAGAGGTAATAAGGTTTAAATTGAAACCGGACACCTTTATGTATACATCGGGTAACTATTTTTAACAATAAATATGTCATATTCTCAAAAAGTTTTAGATCATTATGAAAATCCCAGGAATGTCGGATCTTTTGACAAGACTGATGCTGATATTGGCACTGGTATTGTTGGCGCACCTGCTTGCGGTGATGTTATGAAACTTCAAATTAAAGTAGAAGAAGGAATAATTACAGATGCAAAATTCAAAACGTATGGATGTGGAAGTGCAATTGCAAGTTCCAGTCTTGTCACAGAGTGGGTCAAGGGCAGAACACTTGACGAAGCAGGAAAGATTTCTAATTCACAAATTGCTGAAGAACTTGCCTTACCACCGGTTAAAATTCATTGTTCAATACTTGCAGAAGATGCTATAAAGGCGGCTATAAATGATTACAATAACAGATGTTGCAAAGTCTAAAATCATAGACTTGTTACGAGAAGAGAACAATCCAAACATTTCACTACGAACGTTTGTTGTGGGTGGTGGGTGTTCTGGATTCAATTACGGATTTACAATGGACGAAGTTAAGAATGAAGATGATTTTGAATTTCCTCTAGATGAATTCAGAGTCTTAGTTGATGCAATGAGTATGCAATATTTACAAGATGCAAACATAGACTACAAAGATGAGTTTATGCGAAAAGAATTTGTNATTACTAATCCAAATGCAAAACANACTTGCGGTTGTGGCAGTAGTTTTAGTGTATAATAATTAAAAGAAGGAGAGTAATATGAATAAAGGTCTTGCATTTGAGTGGTGTATATATCATCTAATTGCTAAAGTTAATCCAAAAAAATTTGCGAATGATGCTGTTGCAAAAACTGCCAAAACTAATTATGATCTTTCTCCTAAAGATGTGCAAAAAAATGCACTAAAGGCTATTGGTTTTATTGAAAAGAGTTTTGGCACAATAACTGATGTTGAAAAAACATCAGGTGGTGGAGTTGAACCA